CTGCTTACAGCAACTAGAAACCTAAGCACGTTAAAGCATCGGGCTGTACCCTTACACAATGGCGTTTTAATTGACCCTGCTATTTACCTTGGTGCCGATGCCCAAATCTTTGACTTGCACGTTTATGGCCATAACCCCCCTGCGGTGACGAACACCCAAACTATCCAATGGACTGCCATTAACAACTGGCCAACAATCACTGAGATTGCTATTCTAAACGCTGGTAGTCAGGACGTGCTTGTCAGAGCAACCCTTCCTTCCCCCTATACCATGACCGCAGGAAGTATCTTTACCGTTCCAATTAACTCGTGGGAGATCGCCCTTGTTTAGCTCACTAGCGAAGTCTCATGTCAGGTTGAACTACCTACAAAATCTTGACCTGAACCTGTTTACGGTTGAGACGGAATATCAGGAGTTTGCGGCCAACACGTCTTTCAGTGACAGTTACTCTTTCGCATTATCCACGAAAGTACCCAGTGTCCGAACTTTTATCCTGAAGATACCTGTCCTGCGTTATTACTTCGACTCCTTTGGCGGCATCGACATTACTGTCAACAAAGACACGAACATGGCTTGGGTGGAGTGGATGTACAACGTACATAAACTACACAAACCCTTCCTGTTTACGCACCCTGTTTATGGTGTTGTGAAGGTGAGATTCAAAGAAGCCCTCAAAGTACCTAAAGGCGTAGCAGGTGGCCAAGCCTGTGTCGAGGCTTTAGAGCTACAACTGGTTGAGACCTCAAACCCTAGACCGCTTGCTAATTTTGTACCTCAATTTGACACCCTTCTTTTTGACTTCCCCTACCACTTGGTCAGTACCGAGTACAAGCCTGAAGGTTTAGCAGTCCCGTTAGGCGGCAACTATGCCTACACAGTGGCAGGGAATAAGCCAGAACAGAGACGGTTCACACTTTACTTCAAAGGGTTCAGGTATATTCAAGACGGGTTTAATCTTCGCACCGACGAAGACGCGCAATTGAACATGGCAAGGCTTGAAATGTTTTACAACTTACATAAACTAGACAAACCTTTTGATTATAACCATCCTGTTTTTGGTGTGACTAAGGTAAGATTTGACCAGCCGTTGAAAGTCCCCGCAGGTCTACAAAATAGCAACTGGACTGGCGACTTACAGTTAAATTTAATTGAGGTAGTTACTGATGCTTCCCGTTACTACTAAGGGGTTTCTATGTTACCTGTAAAGACAGACCCAACCGAACACCTAGCCGAAGCAAGAAAACTTAACCCAAACCCTTACGTCGAATTGTTTGAGATTAAGATTCAGCAGGATGTTTACATCTGGTGTACTTCTCACCCAACAGTTAAGTGGAACAACCTAACTTGGGATAACTACCCCCTCACCTTTAGTGGGTACAATGTTCAATCGACAGGCGAACAGTCACGCCCTAAGCTTCAGATAGCAAATCCAAACGCGCTTTTCTCGTCCTTCGTCGCCAAGAATCAACTTAAGAAGGCGACCGTAACACGTTACATGGTTTTCAGAGACGACCTCGTTGCCGACCGACGAGTTTATATTAGAAATAAATGGCAAATCAGTCGTGTTGCCTCGCTGACCAAAGACAGTATTAGTTTTGAGTTGAGAAGCATCTTGGATGGCGTTCGCTATACTCTGCCTGCGCGTCAATATATGCCCCCTGACTTCCCCTCAACAACTATGAGTTAAGCTATGCAAGTCAACGAACTCATTAACATACCCTACACTGATGGCGACCAAGACTGTTACGGCTTAGTTCGTCGATACTACTTAAAAGAGTACGGCATCCAGCTCCGAAACTACGCAAGACCTATCGGCTTTGACCATGAAGGTTTAGACTTAATTGCTGACAACTTTCGTAAAGAAGGATTTGAAACCCTACAAACTTTTAGCCAACATAGCTTGGAAAAAGGCGATGGCATCCTACTAAGAATCGCAGGTGGGAAAGCCATTAACCATGTGGGTGTTTACTTAGGCAAAGGTTACTTCCTACATCACCTTTATGGCAAACTTTCTGAGGTGAGTTACTTCGATCCACGATGGTTTGCAAGAACGATATTTGTGGTGCGTCACCCTGAGATTCGAGAAGCCAACTGCAAGGCAACTAAAGAAGTTAACCTGCTTGACCTGCTACCACCGCATTTAAAAGAGAGAATGGGTTATGGAATCTAAATTACTGCCCTTCTGGAACAGCCACCAAGAACGCTGTGGTTATGTTGATCTTAACAATAATGTTTTTGAGTTACCCAACATTCACGAAGATAAAAAGAACGGGTTTGAGCTTGCAGAAATTCCGACTGAAGCAGTAGCCATTTGGCATACACACCCGTCAGGATGCCCAAACTTGTCGATTGAAGACTTCCACTTGTTTAGCAGCTTACCTAAATTGTTGCACATCATTGTCGGCATCCGTGAAATCGCTTACTATTTCGTGGACACTGATGGCTCGTTATTGAGAAAGGAGGGCAGTTGTGTATAAAGTTACCTTAGGTTCATTGAGCTTAGATATTACCGCCAACACTCCAAGAGAAGCTCTCTCCATCTTTCAAACTCACCTGCCTCAGAATGTACGGCAGCTTGTTGAAGTCAGCGGTATTCGCTGCCTCGCTGACTTGGATGAGGTTCACAGCGAAGGCGTGTTAAACATCACGCCAAAGTATTTCGGCGCGGGCGGCGGTAGCGAGAAAGGCAGTTGGTTACAAATTGGCTTGGGTGTTTTGTTGATTGTGTTTGCCACCCCTATTGCGGGAGCTTTAAGCGGGAGTCTCTTTGGAACGGTTGGAGCAGGTACAATCGCCACCTTCGGTTTCCAGCTCGCGTTAGGCGGAGCTATCGCGCTGCTAAACAAAGCACCTAAAGCAGACCCAACATCAGGTGATAAGAAGAGTCGCTTCATTAACGGTAACGCAAATACAATCAAAGAGGGGACACCCATTCCCTTGATCTATGGCTTACAAAAAGTTTACCTTCACTTTCTATCCTTCGACCTAGACTCGAAAGACTATAATCCAGCGAGTTAACCTATGACCCTGCCAGTAACAACGCGACTTCGTGGAGCAGGCGGTAAGAAGCCTAAGAACCCAACTTATACAAACGATAACCTATTTTCGGAAGACAGTATTGAACTTCTACTTGGTGTAGGAGAAGGGCCGATTGAAGGTTTAGAAAACGGAGCTAAAAGCTTTTTTGTTGGAGACGTACCTCTTGAGCGGTTAGAAGGCTCGTCAACTGTTAAGAATTTTGCAAACTTGATTATTAACCCCAATGCCGTAGGGGATTTAGGTCAGGGAGTGGACTATCACAATGGTTTTCCCTTAGGTACAGCCCATAACGTAGTCTTCCAAAAAGGCGGGACTTCTGCCTCTGTTGAGGTAGGAACACAGGTGCTCTATGCCACTCCAGTTATTCGTTATACGCCAACTAATATGCGGGGGCGTATTCGAGAGTTAGAGATTAGGATTAACATCGCCCAGCTTGGTATTGAAGACCCTAACGGTACGTTCCCCAATACTGCCAAGTTTCGTATTGAGTATAAAACAAGTAACCCAGCTTCTACTTGGGCTATCTTAACCACTCCTCGTACTTTTAGTGACCTACCAGTGAGTAAGTCCTTAGCTGTTGTCTCCAGTGCAAGGGACGGGGCTAACGAGTACCAACTAAATGGTAAAACAGGCTCAGGGTTTATTATTGACTTCCGTTTAACGCAGACAGAGTTAGGGCAGATTCTGGAAGACGAAGATTGGATGATCCGAATCACTAAAAATAATCCTGACTATGTTGACGGCAGTAGTGGCAATGCCACAAAGGAAATTGCCGAAATCATTTTTGATAGCTTCCAGATGATAGGTGATGACCAAAGGGTTTTCCCCAACACAGCCGTCATCCATGTCCTCGGCACAGCTTCTGACCAATTTAGTAGCTTGCCTGACTTCTATGGCATCTATAAAGGACTAATAACCCCCATACCCGTTGGCTACGATACAACTCTGGCTAACCCTCATCAGTTTGTTACGTGGACAGGCGCACTCGAGAATAAGTACCACAGTAACCCCGCTTGGGTTCTCTATGACCTGCTTAATAATGAGCGTTATGGTTACCGTAAATACGTTAGCGATCTAAACCTAAACCGTCAGGATTTTTATGAGGCAGGTGTATGGTGTGACTCGCAAGTTATTGGTAAGAGCGGCAGCCCAGAACGCCGTTACACGATGAACCTAACGATTGCCGAGAATCAAACCGCTTGGGACTACTTGCAAAATATCGCAGGAGCCTTCGACGGTATTCTCTATGATGACGGTGAAGGTACTGTACGGCTCAAGGTGGATAAATGGGTAGAGCCTAAGATTATCTTTACACCTGAGACAATCAATGCTGAGGGCTTTGCTTATAGTTTTACTGACGTGGCAACGCAGTACAATGAGTTAACGGTCAGTTATGTAAACCCTGCGAGAGGCTGGGAAGAGTCTCGAATAAAGGTCACTTACGACGGTGACGATAATGGTCAACTCGTAAACGGAGTAATACCGTTAGACTTCGTAGCTGTTGGCTGTATCACTGAAAGCGAGGCTATTCGCCGTGGTCGAGCAAGGGCTTTGACAGCGAGTACCGAAAATACACTCATTAACTTTACAACGACAAGATTAGGGGTTGCCTTAGACCCTCTTGAGATTTTCTATGTGGCTGACCCCTACATGGACTGGGGGCAAACAGGCCGAGCTGAAGTAATCTCAGGCCGCAATATCTATCTTCGGGATGAGTTACCGTGGACTGTTACCGATCTCAGTGTCCCTTATCAAATGCGTATTCAGACTCTCTCGGATGTACTTTTGTGTGATGTACTGTTACTGTCGCCGACAAGCCTTTTGGTTATCTCGAACCTAACCGCTTACGACTTAGCGGTATTTGCTGAGTTCCCTGTATTTGTTCTGTCAGGAGGCCGTATTCCTTATGGGCAGCCTAAACCTTTCCGCGCCACCACTTTAGAGCCGACAAACAACTACAACCTATTCAATGTCTCAGGCTTAGAGGTAAACCAGCGGAAGTTTGACATTATTGGCGACGCGGTTAACGTGATTGCCCCCTCAATCACTACTGACATACTTGACGGTCTAAACTTACGCAAGTATTTCACGGATAGGTATATAGCCCCTTTAAATAAGTTCCAAACCGTTACGATTGTACTAGATGGTACTGAGCAAGCTAAGACAGGGGATTTCTTGCTTATCACAGCGGCTGACGTAAACAGTTTTGCGTTAACCGTGGGTGTTTGGAGTGACATTCTACCTGTAGGGGTTAAACCTAAGTTAGTAGTTAAAGGGAACGTCAAGATTCTAGGACGTGGGGGTAAAGGCGGCGATGGAGGGTATTCCTTCGGCATAAATGGTATCGCCACTCCCACAGGTTTCTACAATGCCCCTCTTATTAGCGGGGGTTTTGCAGGTCAAAACGGTGGTCCTGCTGCTAACTTTGACCAGCTTTTAGATATTGAAGTTGAAAGTTCGGCTGTCTTGGAAGTTAGCGGGGGTCACGGAGGAGGCTATGGCGCAGATGGAGGTTGTTTTGCAGTTCATAACTACTATACACCCCGCAATGGTTACTTCACCCTCTACCTCAATTTCCTAGCAGGGGCGGGGGGATCGGGAGGAAAACCTTTTGGCGAAGCGGGAAACTCAGGTAAGCTCTACGAAACTACCTACTCAGGGTTTATCAAGACTCCCAGCCACCCTTCCCCGAATGGTCAATCAGGGATGAAACCTCAAGGGGGGATAAGCCCTAGTCCCCTCGCATACCCACTGGTAGGGGTGAGTGGAGGACAGATACACGGGGGGCAAGGACGCAATGGCTCGGACTTAGCCGACACGAGTAATCCTGCTCCATATCTAACAGGTACAACTGACCCTAATTACCAAATAGAAACAGTAGTGGGTTCTCGCGTTAATGGCTCACAAGGAACAGCCGTCACAAACCGAAGCAACCTAAACATTACAGGCTCAGGTTTCCATAACATTTTACCGTAGAGAGAATACTATGACACTCATGTCAGGAAAAGTTTACAGCGACGCGGGAACGCCAAGTAACACTATCGGCGAGAACGGTGATATTTTCATGCAACTGGATGGCTTGAAAACAACTTACCGCAAAGAAAGTGGAGCATGGACACCTATAGGCAACCAGCTTGGTACAATCCCTGAGTTTCTAAAAGGTGTGGGTGTGCCAAGCAATGTGCTAGGTGAAGATAACCAGTATTACCGTGAGGTTAACACTGACACTATCTATGAAAAACAGTCAGGTGTTTGGACAAATATCGCAAGCTGGACTTCTCTCGAAATCCAGCAACTACTACTGAGTAATGGTATCGGTGCAGATTTAAGGACCACAAACTGGATAGATAATATTGATACGTTTATCGGCGCAGGAGAGGAGGGACACTATAATGAGGATACACTAGGTACGAAACCCAGCATGTATGGCCTAGTAAAATCGTGGCGTGAGGACACCACTCATATTTATCAAAAAGCTGAAACCTCAGACGGTAAATGGGCAACTCGGAAGAGCAGTAATGGGGGAGTATCTTGGCCTGCATGGAGAGTCATGGCTAATGAGGACGGAGACAACACACGGAAATTCAAAGCGTTGGCGGGTACGGATGTTGATGATGTTGCGGTTGTGGGGCAGTTAGTAACTCCCACAGAGCTTTTCGGCTCAACTTATAACTACCTAGCTACGGGTGAGACTCTAACTATTCCACCTTTAGGTGTAAGACGTATTGTGATAATCGGCGGCGGCGGCGGGTCAGCGGGGTAGGAGACAGGGGATGGAACAGCAGGGGGGGAGAGCCGACTTAACGTGCAAGGAGGCGGGACGCTGATTGCAAAAGCCTTAGGAGGACTGGGAGCTTTTAATGGTGCTGGTGCCCCTGCGGGAACTCCTTGGCCAGCCGATAGAGGCCGAAGTGGTGTAGAGTATAATGGTGACTACCTGCCCTTTGTCCTCTCAGCTAGTATGAACGATCCAGAGCTAGTTTACCTCTCAAAAGTAGCTGGCTATGGTGAGGGAGGTGGGAGAGGGTACCCCACTGGTGTTCCGAATACTATACCAGCGGGTTTTGCAGGCCAAGGAGGGGTTTTGGAATTTTTATTAAAAAATAACTCTCCTAACTTATCCCTAGTTCTAGTAGCCACAGTGGGGGTAGGAGGGACTAAAAGCGGGGGTTCAGCCAATAATGGGGCCGCTGGAGTTATAGCTTACCGAAGCTAAATTTTACAAAAAACCTACCTCACCTTATACTCTACTGAACTCAAAACTCAGTAGAGATTAACCCTTATGGCTGCCGAACCAGCGACAACCCTCTTCGGAGTTAAACATTCCGCCCTGTTAGCAGGTTTTGTGGGGAGTTTAGTAGCTTTAACCTTCCTACGCGAACTGACACGGCTTCAAATGTTAGCAGCTCTCGGCACAGGATTAGCCACTTCGACTTACCTCACCCCTTTAGCCATGTTCTACTTTGGCGTTGCTCAGGATATGAATGATGGGGTAG